GATTTGCGTCACTGATCTTAGGACTCGAGTTATCGAGTACCTATTCGAAGATACCTCCGGCGACCCCAGGGTCGTCGGCGTTGAGGAGCAGAGATATTTTCGTCGGCAAGTGCCTTCGAATCTGCCTCGTTTTGTCCCTCAACTAAAGGTTCCTCATCGACCAATCCAATACGTCCTCCTCGGATTTATTGCGTTGGTGTCTACTAGGGGTGGTAAGAAACTACTCCGAACTGCTGATCGCTATGAAGATGCGCTTAATAAGCGCCTCGACAAAATCGAGAGACGTATTAATACCCGTCTTGGGTTCTCTAATAGGCGCGTTCCGTAGTGGACGCTCCCCTTAGTTCCCCCTCAGTAGCTAAGCACGTGCTTGCTTCTTATGCACAACACTTGACACATGATCGTGTTCCGTTAGCGTCGGTTAACGCAATCCAGTAACAACGATGAATACAACCATCACCATTAACAGTAAGGTCTTCAATAAAACGAAGTCCCCTACTCCCACGTCCGTAGTTTTAGTAACTCGGTCTCGTGGCGACACGCTCCCCGACGTCCTCACGGTCTCTCATAAAGAGACTAAGAATGTCGTCGAGGCAGGCAGCATCGACACTCGTTCCCTCGTTCGCATCGATCGCACTTATGATAGTGGATCCGGTGTAATGAAAACGATATCGTGGATGCTTAATTCCGTTATTCCCGACGATGCCGACGCGACAAATATCGCGGCCGGATTGGCGGATTTGACGGACTTCATGGCTTCGGCGATTACGTTGAGGACCGCAAACATTGCGATCATCACGAATCATGAAGTGGCTTAATCAACCACACCGAGAGCCTAATAGATAACAATCGCCCATGGGGGCTTAGTCAAAGTATATACAATGAAAAAGTCAACTAGGGTTACAGTTACGTTTAGTTCTATCAACGGTGATATTTATATCTCCGATGGTCGAACTTTTGGCTGGTGTCAGAAGCTCAGCTTGGAAACGCGTTTTGAGAAAGACGCGTACCTTGCTTTGCTAGCAGCATCAGTAGAGTGCGTATTCACCTGCGATATCCAAGACGACGATTTACATCGGCGACTTTGGGGTCCTGCACAGTGGGTACACACAATAGTCTGGAATAAGAGTTTCCACTACCTTAGGGTTGTGGATTCCCTTAATCCTGATCATGGGACGGGTCGCCACAAAGCGACCTCTATTAGAAATCTAATGCGGATCTCTCCGCATTGGGCGCCTGAACTCTACTCCTATCCCTTCCGGGGTAGAAGCTGAGTGTGTCATAACCTGGTGATAATACCTATATAGGGAGTGTTGTATGAATATACAGACAATATATAATCGCCTGCAATCCGACGTGTCTAGCATATTGGGTTTTTCACCTCAACTAGACATCTCTAGGGCTGCTCTTTATGAGCAGTGCTGGAGAGACATATTGATACTAATAGAGCAACTTGGTCTAATGGATCACGTTGTTCATTTGGTTGACCTCCATGGTGAGGTACTCTGTTATGATGATTACTACCGCTCAAGCCCTTTCGGGGCTGAAGTTGTGGTAATCGTTACCGGGATGCGCGAATCGTCGAGTTTTTCGACTTCAATTCGCGTGCCTTCAGAGCTAAGTGCTCTGGTGCTTAGATTCCTCGGTACCCGCTCAGCGGGTATCTTGCGAACGATGCGCCAGATATGTCTGTTCACATACAAGAGTAAGTCACATGAAGTCACAGAACAACAAAAGGAAGCGGCCATTAAAGGGTTTAGTACTAGAAATAGTACTTGCTCTTCTTTGTCATATTCTCGGTATAAGGCGCAAGCCTTAATCGATGATGACAATGGTCGCACACTTAAAGTAGCACGTTTATTGGCGGGCATCGTTTCGGATCGTGCGGACTTTCGTAATATACGACCGTCCCATGGTCCTGGTGCAGTGTCTGATGCCAAGCGTGGCTATGATAAGTGGAAACAGCTAGATTCGGTTACTACTCGTCTTTGTGACAAGTATTATCCCGTTTCAGACTGGTTCGTTCCTACTCCTGAGTGGTTTGACTACCGCTCGGCCAGATACACACATGGTGTGTGTAAGTTGGCTATTGTCCCAAAAGACAAGCGTGGACCGCGCGTTATCTGCACTCAACCCGTAGGGTTGATGTGGATTCAGCAAGGTCAGTTACGCTCGTTAAATAAGGCAATAGAGTCCTCTGCTATCCTTAAAACTAACCGTCTTATCAACGGAGAGTCTAGCTCGTCGATTCAATTCGACAATCAAGAGCAGAACGGGAGTCTAGCTCTCGAGTCCTCACGGACCCGGGAGTTTGCGACTATCGATCTAAAGGATGCTAGTGATCTGGTCAGTTGGGGTCTTGTTCGCTACTTATTTAATAAGTATACCGTTCAGTTCCTCGCTGCCTCGAGAGCAATGCACGTCAGGTTACCTAGTAAGGAACTCGTAAAGTTACATATGTTCGCCCCTATGGGGTCGGCCATGTGCTTCCCAGTCGAGTCCTTGGTATTCTGGTGTGTGGCCGCTGCGGCTACGTACGTGCAGAGAGGTGTGACATACGAGTACCTGAGTTCTGGACCTGTTACGAAGTTTCTTCGTAGCAACCTTAATGAGGTATTCGTTTTTGGTGATGACATCCTTGTGAGACGCGAGTCTTGCAAGTTTGTCTGTGAGCGCTTCGAGTCCTTGGGCTTTAAGCCCAATTACGGGAAGACGTTTGCGGAGGGACTCTATAGAGAGTCCTGTGGTGTGGATGCTTATGCTGGTGAGCGACTTGACATCGCTCGCCTCCAGTGTCCTACCCTCACCAGTATGTCGGAGGCCTATGCAACAATCGATCTCTGTAATAGAGCTCGACAGCTAGGCCTGTCCAACCTCGCCGATTATCTAGAGGCTAACGTTGAGTCCTTTTTAGGATTTGGCGTCGCCGCCGGTTTAACCGGTGGTAGCCTTTGGAATCGTGGTTGGCCGGTCGATAGTCAGGGAGCTGATATAGCTCTCTCATGGAATGTGCGACACAAGAAAAGGATCCGCTTTAACGCGAATCTCCAGTATTGGGAAGCACAATCCATTATCGCCCGCCCGCTCACTAATCCTGAGCCACAAGACGACAGGTGTCGTCTGTTCCGAGGTTTAACCTCGGGTGTTGATGAACATACCGTTGACTGGTTGAAACCAGACAACTTGCAGTATCATCTGGGGTGGGTGCGTGCCTTTTAAAGCGCGCACCGACCGAAGTAGCTTAATTGCTAACGCTGTG